CCCTACCGTAGACCTAGAGGTCTACTACCCGTTAAGCGGGTACCCTCCGTATTTTAATTTGGCAGATACGGGTCGCCCGGCACGCTTCAGATGATCTCTCTCCTCCTGAAAGGGAGTTGTGAGAGATTTGAGAAGAGCACCATAGCCATCGAGCGGGTCATCTCTTTTGATAGATTTGACACCAACAGATTTCACAAAGATCTGTTGAAGGCTCTTCTTGTAGTAATAAGACGGATCTGATAGATCTATCTCATCGCCAAGAATTGCCCAACGCACGAGGCTAGGAGTTTCTGGATAGCCATACGGGAAGGGGATCAACCCTCCGATAAAGTCATCCAGAGAGTCCACAAATCGCGTACGACCATATGCTTGCGCATAGAGGTTTCGCATCGCGACCGTGGATTCTAGCTCTTCAACGTGTCGTCTGTTATCCGGCAAACGCTTTCGCGCCCGGACAATGGACACATCGTGTCCATTGTAGAACTCCGCACCACAGCTCTCACGGAAGTGACTATCCGTGAAAGACTTTGAGCGGTTAACCTTCAACCCGAAGGTCTCAAGCAGTTCTATAACAGATTGGGTGTATTCACGGGGAACGATGATATCGTCTCCGTAAACACTCACCTTACCTTCGAGACTTTTAAGGGTCTCATATGAAGGTAAATACTCACCTCGCGCCTGTGCAATTGCCATGTAGACGATAGTGCAAAACACCATCGACTCCATGGGGAAACACAGGGCGCTCCCCATAGTCGCGAACTTCTTAAGGAGAATTCGTTCTCCTGACGGAAGTTCGGCGGCTGTCGTACGAGTACTCAACACAACGTTGAGAAAATACTCGTTGAACTTGATCAAGTTCTTGACAAGCCGCAAGGAAACACGGTCGCTGGCCTCAGAGAGGTCCAGTGTAGTCAATGACAAGTCGGCGGAAGCCTTCTTAGCCATGACTCGGTTCCGTGTCTGGTCATTCCATCCAATGACTGGATGGTCACCCAGACGCTCCGTAAGTAGCGTAAGTATCCCTCCCTGCATTTTCTGCAGATAAGAGGGCTCTGCCGCTATGATACGAGGCTTTTCCATCGTCTTAGGCACAGGAATTACCCGAGAAGGGAGTTCTTGTGCCGGGGAGTAGAGTGGAAATTCGTCGAGCTCCTCGAAAAACGAGTAGCCAGGAAGGACGTACTTCTCAACAGGAAAATACCTGTCGAGACGCTCCGTCCACGACAAATCTCTGTACTTACCATTACTGGTAAGCTTTTCAGAGACCACTCCAGGGCCATGCTTCGGGATGATCTCGTCATGCATAATGCGTGCCGAGACGTCGCCGATCACACGTCCCCAGATCCGGTGACTCACATCCGCAAACCATGAATAATCATGATGAGTGGCGGGAGCCTCCGAGATCTGCTTATCAGTCTCAACAAATGATGCATAAGCTTGGAGAATCCGCTCAGAAGAGCAGAGTTCCTTGAGCTTACCGTGAAACCCAGCTATTTGCCGGATCGCACGGATTGCACCAGGATTGGGACTGGCGAGGAGAGTACCATCGGTGTCAAAGACAAGATCAAAGAGGTCACCCAGAAACTGGGGCCTCCTATCACCAAGACTTCCTCCACGCCGGCGAAAACCGGCAAAAAGGTCGTCTGATATCTTGCCTTGTTCGATTGACCTTTCTAGGTCCTTACCGAACTTAGGAAGAGTTATCGTTATGAACGGCAACCCTTCTGATTGACACCTTGACCTGAATGTCAACAGGTCACGATGGGCACTGATTCCCTGCAGTGAAAGCTGATCTATGATCAGCTCACTGTGGAGGTCAAACTGGCTTTTCAACATTACTCCTTAATTGGGGTTAGTGTTCCAGTTGCGACATGCAGAATTCAGCTATTACTGCGGCGACTAGCGAGAACGCTAGTGCCAACTACAGCGATAGTAGCAAGTCCGCCTCCAAGGAGGCAGACGATGCAAAGGAAGGCAACCTGAAGGATGTCTTCCATATCGCTTAGTTCTCGCCCGCGATAACCTTGATAAGGTTAGCGTTTGAGCTGGCAGTAAGCCAGGTGAGCAGAGCGACCGCAAGGTCCTTCTGTTCCGTCGCGGAGAACCCAGTAGGGGGTACGTCGATGTTAAGTCGAACCGTACCACCGACGAGCACGTTAGTCGTAGAGACCAGCGGGTCCGTCACGATCTTATTGAAATCGATACGAGCCTCACGGCGCGTACGCTTTCCATAATTCGTCTGTACCGAGAGCGTAGCCTTCGAATCGTAGTTGGTAAACTTACCGACATTCGATCCCGTGTTAACACGGGGAAGGGATACAGCTCCCGGAGTGGTTCCAATAGTAATAGACTGCGGATCTGCAAGAGCCACAATTCCTCCTTTTTAGTTATGGGGGTCCGGATCAGCAAGTTGCTGCCGTACCCCGTCTATTAACTTGTTACGTCGCACTACAGGATGTAGCGAGACATAGACTAGCAGATAGGGCGATGCCCTACCGCCCTCGGGTCATCCCGAGGGCTGCTAGAATGGATAGCTGGAAAGGATTTAGGCCCGTCCAACCGACACTGAACCCATAGGGTGATGCCTGTTCGCGTATCTTTTCAGTGGTAACAACTGTTGTCCCGATAAAGGGAGACGACGAGGTATAAGCCCCGCCGCCCCAGCTCGGGGGCAGTGTTACACTAGTAGTTGCCGTGGATTTCACGACAAACGTAAGATACGCATAATCGAGCAGGACATTCGACCAGTCCAGATCCGAAAGGTTCTGGGCTACGGTTCCTATATTAGAGAACCAGTCGAGAAGCCATGTCCACGGCGCGAGATTCCATAGAGTAGCTGGAGTTATCTCCAGACCAAGAAGTTCGATTGCTTTGTCAAGATGACCACGTTCACGGCTCAAAGGCCGTGCACCGCGGTAAAACTTGGCGGCAAATCGAAAATCAGCCTCTATAAGGACGGACTGACTAACAGTGCACTCAGTGCGAAGGGGCATGCCAATCCCAGTAGGGATAGGACCTTGCCGATCCTTCATAACTGTAGGTGTAAAGTTATTAGTCTCGATAGGACTGCCAAAGCCTAACTGACCACTATCATAAGTGTTCGTTATACGGCCGACAGTACCCAAATCTCCGCCTCGATGTCTCCTTGATTCTTCAGATTCGTATAGAAGTATGTGGAGTTTATACAAAATCCCCACTGCATCCATCACGTCTTTGACCAAGGGAGCCCACCCGAAGTGGTATGATAACCACTCATTACCAGGATTGGTATGCTTACTGAGTTCTTTCCCAGTCTGCAATTTCCAGTCGATGGCAATACGGGTCAAATTGTCACCCATCCTAGCGAGAATCCGAGGCAGGTTGCCGGTAAGCAATTCAAGAATTGTTACTGCAAGATCTGCTTTAGATGCGGTAGGATTGGTGTTGGCTATCAAGCCAGACCCCATAGTCTGTTTAAGACTATTTGGAACAATTTGTTGGGCCACAGGAACATTCAAGCCACCACACCATAGGTGAGATGGCCATGCGAAGTACGTGTGCTTCGAACGTGCGCTAGTCGTACCAACCCGGATGCCGGCCCCAAAGGGGTCGGTCAGGTCGGGATACGGCAAGCTTCCGCGCGTAGCACAAGCGTCCCAGTCATAACCGCCTGGAAGGCCTCTTCTATAGAAGACCTTACCACGCGACGTCTGGCTATCAATCTTGAACGTAGCAAATGGATGTCCGTCATCTGTCGTTGATGCGACAGTCGGCGGTCCGTTTGTTGGGTTAAAAGAACTATTGATATAGTTCTCAAGATATTGTTTTCTGGCAATCAGCTGGGATCTAAGATCCTTGCCTCGAATGACAGAAGACTGATAACTTCCCTGTGTAGACATACTAGTGGACCGTTTGCCACTACGAAAGCTATAAACAGCTTCGTACCCGATAAGGGGGAGTGCGGAGGCGGTATATGGACCAGAAGTAACACGACTTGTCGCCGTGATTCTGTCTCCATATTTAAACCGCTCTTCGAACCCCAATGGCATAATGACCTCCAATCA